ACGGAAACGCTCAGGTATGCGGTGACGCTTGTGTATACGGAAACGCTCAGGTATGCGGTGGCGCTTATGTACACGGAAACGCTTGTGTATACGGAAACGCTTGTGTATACGGAAACGCTCAGGTATGCGGTGACGCTGAGATGTCCGGTGACGCTTGTGTATAAGGATGGAAAATTAGGAGTCCCTAAAACAGGGACCCATTAATAGTATGAGTAGTAAAGTGAGGTAAAAAAATGAACACAATAGGAATTGCACTGATTAGTTTCGGTATCGGACTAATCATAAGTTGGAAATTGGCAGAAAGGGACATAAAAAATGCTAAAAAGAAAACCAAAAACAGAGAATGAGAAAACGGAAGAATATTTCCACAGAGAAGTATTTCCGATGATTAACGCATTCGCCAAAGAATGCAAGGGACACGCAAAACAGAAAATAACGGTGAAAGGAATATTTTCAAATGAACAAATATGTAGTAATGACGGGCAGATATGATGTAGTGGTTTTAAATGCCGATGACAACAAGTCGGTTAAGACATACATAGCAAAAGGATACGGGATAACAAACCGCATTAAAGCAAAGCACCCGCTTGAAATGAGTGTCGCAAAGATTATAAAAGAAAATGACCGTCAGAGCGGCAACTCTATAACGGTCAAATAACAAAAGCACATAGATTATTAATCTATGTCAACATTATACCACAGAAAGGAACGAAAATCAATGATAAAGATAAATGAACTACAGCTTGAAAATGTCAAGCGAATAAAGGCGGTAAAACTTGAGCCGGCACAGAATGGTTTAACTGTTATCGGAGGTAAAAACGGACAGGGTAAAACTTCTGTCATAGACAGTATAGCGTGGGCGTTGGGCGGTGACAAATACCGTCCGTCACAACCACAGCGTGACGGTTCGGTTATTCCGCCTATTCTTCATATTGAATTGTCAAACGGTTTAATTGTGGAGCGCAAGGGCAAGAACAGTGCATTGAAAGTAATAGATCCGAACGGTAACAAAGGCGGTCAACAGCTTTTGAATGAGTTTATTGAACAATTTGCGTTGGATTTGCCGAAATTTATGCAAGGCACATCAAAGGAAAAAGCCGAGATACTGCTTCAAGTAATCGGTGTCGGAGAGCAGTTATATGAAATTGAAAACAGAGAAAAACAACTTTACAACGAACGTACCGCAATCGGAAGAATAGCAGACCAAAAGAAGAAGTTTGCGGAAGAAATAGTCGATTATCCCGAAGCACCGAAAGAACTTATTTCAATCTCGGAACTTATCCTAAAGCAACAGGAAATACTTGCAAAAAACGGCGAAAACCAACGTAAACGTGAAAAGGCACAATCACTTTTAAAGCGCTCTGAAGAACTAAAAGCACAGATTACAAATCTTCAATCACAGCTTGATGTTGTACTTTCTGACCTTGAAATTGCACAAAAATCGGCACTTGATTTGCACGACGAATCAACAGAAGAACTTGAACAGAACATCAAGAATATTGAGCAGATAAATATTAAAGTTCGTGCAAATATGGATAAGGACAAAGCCGAAGAAGAAGCGAAAGAATATAAGGATAAATATGACGAACTTACCACTTCTATAAGCAATGTTCGTAAGGAAAAGACGGATTTATTAAAGAATGCAAATCTTCCACTTGAGGGACTGTCGGTTGAGGACGGCGAACTTACATACAAAGGTTTCAAGTGGGATAATATGAGCGGTGCGGAACAGATGAAAGTATCAACGGCTATTGTCAGAAAACTCAATCCCGATTGCGGTTTTGTACTTCTTGACAAGTTGGAGCAAATGGACACCGATACATTAAAAGAGTTCGGCGAATGGCTTGAAAAAGAGGGATTGCAGGCAATAGCCACAAGAGTAAGTACAGGTGAAGAATGCAGTATTATCATTGAGGACGGATATTCAAGCGAATCAAGTACATCAACACCTACTGCAACAAAAACGTGGAAAGAGGGAGAATTTTAATGGATATTACAAGTGGAAAAATCGAATCGGCACAAAAAGTAATCATATACGGTCCGGAGGGAATAGGCAAATCAACATTTGCGTCGAAGTTTCCAAGTCCTCTGTTTTCAGATACAGAGGGCAGTACAAAACATATGGACGTAAGACGTTTGCCTAAGCCTACATCTTGGACGTTGTTAAAAGAAGAAGTGGCATACGTCAAAGCAAATCCGAATGTATGCAAGACGTATATTATAGATACGTTTGATTGGGCGGAAAGACTTTGCATTGCAAAGATATGTGCAGATAATAACAAAAAAAGTATTGAAGATTTCGGATACGGTTCGGGATATGTGTACGAATTAGAGGAGATAGGCAGATGAATTGATTGAATTGGGTATCAATGTAGTTTTGACGGCTCACGCACAGTTGCGTAAATTTGAGCAACCGGACGAAATGGGAGCATATGACCGTTGGGAATTGAAACTCGGCAAAAAAACAAGCTCGCAGATTTCACCTATTTTGAAAGAGTGGGCGGATATGATTTTATTTGTCAACTATAAAACATTTTCGGTTGCGACTGATGACAAAGGAACAAAGCATAAGGCACAGGGCGGTACAAGAACAATGTACACCACACATCACCCTTGTTGGGACGCAAAAAATCGTCATAATCTTCCTGACGAAATGCCGTTTGAATATGAACGAATTGCACATTGTTTTGAAGATAACACACCAACACAAGCGGTTACACAAACAGTTGCACCGCATATAGAGCCGACTGTTTCGCAGGTAGTCACACCACCACAAGCTACGACAGTTACACCGCCTGCACCGCCGATTGATACCAAAGTATCAGATGAAAGAAAAGAATTTGATACACCGGCACAATCGTTTGATATGCCGAACGGAAATATACCGAAAGAGTTGTCGGATTTAATGCAGATTAATAAGGTAACAGACGCAGAAATCAGACAGGCAGTTGCGTATAAGGGATATTATCCTGAAGATACACCAATAGAAAACTATGACGCTGATTTTATCAACGGTGTATTGGTTGGAGCATGGAATCAAGTATTTGAGATTATAAAGAAAATGAGAAATGAGAATGTATTTCAAGGAGGTAATGAATAATGGCAGAAGAAAGAGAATTTGGTTGGGATGATGAAATAGAAAACGATAATGAGTTTCAAATATTACCCGACGGTGATTATAGTTTTACGGTAACAGGCTTTGAGCGTGGCAGACATAACGGAAGTGCTAAACTTCCGCCTTGTAACAAAGCGATTATAACACTAAACGTTGCGGACGGAAAAGGTAATCAAGGTACAATTAAGCACAACCTGTTTTTACATACCAAAACAGAGGGAATGCTTTGTGCATTCTTTACCGCAATCGGGCAGAGAAAACACGGCGAAAAGTGCCGTATGAATTGGAGTGCGGTTGTCGGAGCAACAGGCAGATGTAAACTTGGTATACATGAATTTACAAGCACAAAAACAGGTGAAGTATTAAAATCCAATGAAATAAAAAAATTCTATGAGCCGACAGGAACACAAGCCGAAACAACGCAAGCACCTGCGTCGTCATTTACTCCGGGAAGCTTTTAAGGCGGTGGAATAAATGGAATTAAGACCATATCAAAACAAAGCTAAATCAGCCGTTTTCCACGAGTGGGAGAACGGCTGTAATAAAACATTGCTCGTTCTTCCGACAGGGTGCGGCAAAACAATAGTTTTTGCAAAAATAACGGAAGAATGTGTGAAAAAAGGTCAGCGTGTTTTAATACTTGCGCACCGTGGGGAACTGTTAGAACAAGCGGCTGACAAGATTATGAAAACAACCGGATTAGGTTGTGCGACGGAAAAGGCAGAGGAAAGCTGTATAGGAAGTTGGTACAGAGTAGTTGTCGGCTCGGTACAAACTCTAATGCGTGAAAAGCGATTAAATCAATTCAAAAGTAATTACTTTGATACCATTATAATAGACGAGGCACATCATTGCATATCCGACAGTTACAGACGTGTATTAGACCATTTTTGTGACGCAAAGGTATTAGGTGTTACGGCAACGCCCGACAGGGGCGATATGAAAAATCTCGGACAAGTTTTTGAAAGTCTTGCGTATGAATACACGCTTCCAAAGGCTATCAAAGAAGGATATTTAAGTCCAATAAAGGCGCTTACAATTCCGTTAAAACTTGACTTGACGGGTGTGGGTATGCAGGCAGGTGATTTTAAGTCAAGCGATATAAGTACGGCACTTGACCCGTATTTGTATCAGATAGCAGATGAAATGACAAAGCACTGCAAAAACAGAAAAACGGTCGTATTTTTACCGCTTGTAAAGACGAGTAAAAAGTTTAGAGATATTCTGAATGAAAAAGGATTTAAGGCGGCAGAAGTGAACGGCGAAAGCAAGGACAGAGCGGAAATATTAAATGATTTTGAAAATAATAAGTATAACGTTTTGTGTAATTCAATGCTTTTGACAGAGGGTTGGGATTGTCCCGATGTGGATTGCGTTGTCATATTAAGACCAACCAAAGTACGCAGTTTGTACAGTCAGATGGTAGGGCGTGGCACAAGACTTGCACCGAATAAGGACCATTTGCTTTTACTCGATTTTTTATGGCATACGGAACGACACGAACTGTGTCACCCTGCACATTTGATTTGCGAAAATGAAGAAGTTGCCGCAAAAATGACGGAGAATATCGAAAATGCGGGTTATCCTGTTGACATAGAAGAGGCAGA